AAGTTTATTTATTATCGCTTTAGAAAAGATATAAACCCTCATATTGGCTATTTCATTTGAAAGCATGGGTCAAATTGGGATAAAAACGACACGAAAAAGGCACGAAATTGGAGTGTTGCTCCTTATTTTTGCTGATATACTTGTATTATGAAGTAAAAGGCAAAAGCAAAAATTTCGGAAAAGTAAGGTTGAATTTGCTTCATAAGCTTGTTAGGGTTCGACTCCCTGACTTGCTATTATATTTTATTATAGGTTGTCCAATGGGCAGCCTTTTATTGTTGGATTCACAAATAAGATAGGAGGGAGGTATGAAACTTACTGAAAAACAGAAGAAGTTTGCAGATTATTATATCGAATCAGGTAACGCAACTCAGGCGGCTATAAAAGCGGGGTATAGTAAGAAAACAGCATACAAAATCGGTGCTGAAAACCTCAGAAAACCTCAGATTAAAAAATACATTGGCGAACGAATGGAACAGCTCGCTTCTGAGCGTATTATGAGCGCACAGGAGATACTTGAAAGGCTTAGCCTTATAGCTAATGCAAAAATAAAAGAAACGGTTGTAGTAGCCAATGCAGAGGGTTATTCGGAAGTTGAGAAACCTCCTGACTTTAAGGTTCAAATACAAGCGATGAAGGAACTTCTTAAACGTTATCCTGGTAATGATAAATTACTTGAACAAACTCTTCGCAAACTTACTGCAGAAGCTGATATTGCTGAATTCAAAGCTGCAATGATACAATCTGCAACTGATAAATCAACTGAAGAAAAATTGGATGAATTGCTTGGTAAGATTAGTGAGGTTATAGATGATAAGTGATATTTATAGCAAAAAACAAATCGATGTTTTAAAGCAAACAGTAAATAAAGATTGGTTCATTGCTTTACTTCATGGTGCTAAGCGTTCAGGTAAAACAAAGATGAATAATGATTTATTCTTGTTTGAATTAAGACGTGTTCGTAAAATAGCCGATGAAGAGGGCGTGAAAGAGCCTATGTATATCTTGGCCGGTGTTTCATCGAATACAATCAATAAGAACATCCTCCAAGAACTTTATAACATGTACAATATAGAGCCCAAGTTTGATAAGCACAATAACTTTAAATTATTTGGCGTAAAAGTAGTTCAAGCCTACACTGGAAATATTGGTGGAGTTGGTGCCATTCGTGGTATGACTGCTTATGGTGCTTATGTCAATGAAGCTTCTCTTGCTAAACAAGAAGTATTTGCTGAAATTGTTTCTCGTTGTTCGGGTAATGGTGCAAGAATTCTAGCAGATACTAACCCTGACAATCCTGAGCATTGGTTAAAGAAAGAATATATAGATAAGCCTAACGAAAATGTTAAGGCTTTTCATTTTGAACTTGATGATAATACTTTCTTATCTGAGAGATATCGTGAAAATATTAAGGCAGCAACCCCAAGCGGCATGTTTTATGACCGTGATATAAAAGGACTTTGGGTATCTGCTGACGGCGTGGTTTATCAAGACTTCGATAGCAGCAAACATTATATACAATCCAAAGACTTACCTAAACTATCAACATTCTATTGCGGTGTTGACTGGGGTTATGAACACTGGGGCTCTATTGTTGTTATAGGAGAAACAGATGATGGAACAGCATATTTAATTGAGGAACATGCAAAGCAGTACGAAGAAATTGATTATTGGGTGGACACGGCAAAAGGAATTCAAGAACGCTATGGTTTAAAAGTCCCCTTTTACTGTGATTCTGCTCGCCCTGAACATGTTGCAAGATTTCGAAGAGAAAAAATAAATGCTTTTAATGCAGACAAGGCAAGACTTAGCGGTGTAGAATCTGTTGCTAAACGATTCAAAACAAATACATTTTATATTTGCCAAGATAAAGTAGAAAAATTTAAAACAGAAATTTACCAATATGTTTGGGATAAGAAAAAAGGAGAACCTATTAAACAGTTTGATGATGTTCTTGATGCTGTACGTTATGCTATTTATAGCCAAAATAAGCCAAAAGCAAAACTAAAATCTTTCAAAGGAGGATTATAATTGAAATGCAAACCACCTAAATTAATGACATTTCCAAAAGATGAACCAATCACAGTTGAAGTGGTTAACAAGTTCATGGAAAAACATAAATTAGAAGTTGCTCGGTATGAGTACTTAAAAAATATGTATCTTGGAATTATGACTATTGATGATGAACCGGCAAAAGACCCTTGGAAACCTGATAATCGTTTAGCTGTTAATTTCACTAAATATATCGTTGATACTTTCACAGGCTACTTCAATGGGATTCCAGTTAAAAAGTCTCATTCAGATAAAGAAATACTTTCTAAACTGCAAGAATTTGATAACCTGAATGACATGGAAGATGAAGAGTCAGAGCTTGCAAAGATGGCTTGTATTTATGGTCGAGCGTTTGAGCTTTTGTATCAAGACGAGGACACTCAAACAAATGTTGTTTATAATAGTCCAGAAAATATGTTCATGGTCTATGACGACACAGTCAAGCAAGAACCTTTATTTGCAGTGAGATATGGTATTGACGAGGACAAAAAACTTCAAGGAGAAGTTTATACTCTACTTGAAACTATTAAAATCAGCGGAGAAAATGACGAAATTAGCTTTGGAGAAGGGGCTTACAACCCATATCCAGATTTACCAGTTGTAGAGTTCTATTTCAACGAAGAACGGATGAGTATCTTTGAATCTGTTATTTCATTAGTCAACGCTTTTAACAAAGCTATTAGTGAAAAAGCAAATGATGTTGATTATTTCAGCGATCAGTACTTGGCATTCTTAGGTGCTGCAGTTGAAGAAGAGGACTTGAAAAACATTCGTAGTAACCGTGTTATTAATTATTATGGCGAGAGTTCCGAAGCGAAAAATGTAGATGTTAAATTCTTAGAAAAGCCGGATAGTGATTCTCAAACGGAAAACCTATTGGATCGGCTGACTAAATTAATCTTCCAAACAACAATGGTTGCAAATATTTCTGATGAATCTTTTGGTTCAACAAGCGGTGTTTCATTAGCTTACAAACTTCAGGCAATGAGTAACTTAGCACTATCATTTCAACGTAAGTTCCAATCTTCTTTGAATAGTCGTTATAAATTATACTGTGAGTTAAGTACTAATGTTTCAAACAAAGATGCTTGGAAAGATATTGAGTACACCTTTACTCGTAATGAGCCTAAAGACATTAAAGAGCAAGCTGAAACTGCTAATATCCTGAAAGGGATTACTAGTGAAGAAACAGCTTTGAGTGTCATTTCTGTTATTCCAGATGTCCAAGCTGAAATGGAAAAAATTAAAAAAGAAGAAGCTTCTACAGCTATCTTTGACCAGGACAAGCAATCTAGTGAAAAGGGAACAGTAGTTCCTGAAACAAACGAGGAGTAACCTATGAAAACTCCTGATTACTGGATAAAACGTGAGCAAGCGTGGCAGGCACAACAAATCAAAGATGACACTAAACGCATGAATCAAATCAGGGATAAATTATTTGAATCTCAAGAGGCTATTCAAAAAGAAATCAACGCCAACTGGCAGAACTTTGCGAATGGTCAAGGGGTTTCTATTAGTGAAGCCATGAAACGTGCGGATAAGATGGACGTCAAGGCATTTGCCAATAAAGCTAAGAAATACGTAGAAGAAAAAGACTTTTCGCCCCAAGCAAATCAATCGTTGAAACTTTATAACTTGACCATGAGAGTGAATCGTTTAGAACTCCTGAAATCAAATATTGGTCTGGAGCTTATTTCTGTATTTGATGACTTGGACAAATATTTCTCAAAGAATTTGACTGGTGCAGCTCTTACAGAATTTGAAAGACAGGCCGGAATTCTTGGTTTAAGTGTTCCAAAGGAAGGATATAGCAGTTTAGTTGAATCAGTGCTAAATGGAAGTTATAAAGTCGAAGGATTTGCCAGTTTCTCTGACAAGATTTGGCAATATCAATTTGAATTGAAAGCTGATATTGAAAAACTTCTTATTCGTTCAGTAACTGGCGGAATCAATCCGAAAGCACTAGCCCCACAACTTAAAAGACTGATGACTGAACAAGGAAAGCTTAATGCGACTTACAACGCACAACGATTGCTTATAACAGAAACAACAAGAATTCAAACAGCTATTCAAGAAGAAAGCTATAAAAAAGCTAATATTGATAGCTATGAGTATATTGCTGAACCGTCAGCTTGTCCTATCTGTGGGGCATTGAATGGTAAAATTTTCAAGCTTAAAGATATGTCGCCTGGTATTAATGCACCAAACATGCATCCGTTTTGTAGATGTAGCACAGCACCGCATGTTGATGATAAAGGTTTATGGGATGATTTACTTGATAGGAAAGTAATCAGTCAAGATGAGTACAAGCAAGCTTTTGACGACAGGGTAGAAGCTGACAAAGCGATTGAAGAATTGCGCAATAAAAGAAAAGGATAGATTTCAATGAATAATGAACCAAAAAAGGCTGTAACTGGACAGCCTTTTAGTTATAAAGTCAAAGGGATTGATTCCCCAGAGACATTGTCGGGGATAATCAGTCGTCAG